TGGCAATATATTCATACCTACTATAACGTTAAGAAATATATGAATACGTGAGAGTGAACTGATCATAATAGTAACATTGACATGTGATTCTTCCATATTTCAAAATACACTTAAAACTTTAAAACGATTGATTCACAATGGAAAAGATTGTAAATGGTGACATTTTGAAAGTACTTAGGGGTCTAGAGGACGAAAGTGCTCAAATTGTCATCGCTGACCCTCCGTACAATATTGGGAAAGACTTTGGAAACAAGAGTGACAAACAACCGATGGATGAATATCTTCCATGGTGTGATGAATGGATTAAGGGGTGCCTCAGAGTTTTGAAGAAGGATGGAACAATGTTCATCTATGGATTTAGTGAGATTTTGGCACTTATTTTAGCCCGTATTCCCCCGAATGTGAACAGACGATGGCTCGTTTGGCACTACACAAATAAGACGGTTCCCAAACTCAACTTCTGGCAGAGGTCCCATGAGAGTATCATAGTCTTATGGAAAAGTGACAAAGTGTTCCACCGAGATGATGTACGGGAGCCCTACACAGATGGCTTCGTAAAGGGTGCGGCGGGTAAGAAAAGACCAGCTACAAAGGGTAGGTACTCAAACGGTGAAACGACGACTATATACACGGCACATCCCGCGGGTGCTCTCCCTAGGGATGTCATCAAAATTTCCACATTAGCGGGTGGTAGTGGTAGAGGTGAGAGGGTGGATCACCCAACCCAAAAACCCCTAGAGCTCTGTGAGAAACTCCTAAAGTCATGTAAACAAGATCCAGAGAAGGGGTTTGTACTTATTCCATTCGCGGGGTCTGGGAGTGAATGTGTAGCTGCCAAGAAGCTTGGTCTACCATTTATTGGTGTTGAGATTAATGAAGAATATGTAAAACTCATAAATACGAGACTTCAAAATCAAGGTAACTTGAGCTGTACATCTTCTAATGAAATTGTAGAGGATGGTAACCAATTAAACAAGTAGTAATGAATACTAGAACTTCCCAAAAGAAACTTCTGCTTCTCTAGATTTGGTATAGATTGACCAATGTCTAAAGTAGTAAACAAATCATAACCCAAGTTCTTTGCGATGATGAATGCATCATTGTAAACATCTCCAACTATATAGAATGAATATGCCTGATAAATAGTAGATGTACCATCTTTCCGCTCATTTGGTATATCATAGAATGAAATGAATGTATCATCCGAATCATTTATATATGAATTGGCTGGAAGTATCCAATGTTTTACCCATTCGTTATCAATGACTGGAGCAACCTTGAATTGTTTGAAGTGATTTTGTAATATCTTGGTAACCCTCGGAATATCTTTTATTTCCATTTTTCTAAATTGAGATGTACCACGAACTTCTAGATACTTCTGTTTAGTTTTATTTGTAACTTTATAGAATCCAGCATCTGAAAGTTTTTTTACGTTGAGGATACGATGCCAATATGTTGATTTCACGAGGGGTGTTGGTATTTTAGTCACAGCAGTGTATACCGCCTGCCACACACCTTTTGTATTAGCGATTCGTTTCATCTCACCTATCAACAGTGGTGCAAAACCCATAGTTCTGAAATCATCGTGGACACAAAGGAAATTAATTTGAACCATGTTTAGTATGTCTTCACATACTCGTATCTTACTTGGAACACTAGAGATAAATCCGATAAGTTCTTGAGTCTCATCATGAACAATACCCCTATTTTCATAACCTTGTGACTCAGCTGCCCACTTTAAAGTTTCAAGTGAATACTTAAGTATGGAGGATTCACTTGTTAGGTAGTATTCATTCAACAGTGGGTGTGCTTCTTCAACGGAACACACTTTCCATGAAAATCCATAGGGGAGTTGAACAGGTTCCATTATAATCTTCCTCTCCTTTTCAATTTCCCGACCACTTTCATATTTGACACCTTCCTGGGGAACAGGTTGCTTATCCCAAAATGTTCTCATTAATGTGTATTAGTATATCCCTTTTAAGCTGGCTTAAAGTTTTGGAGAGTATACAGTATATAAGATGTCTCTTGAACAGGATTATACTACCGTCCCCGGTCAGCTATATGCGTGTCTCTCTGTTGTAGGTCCAGAGGCTCCCCAAAAGAATGATAAGTTTGGTATTAAGATTCGTGGGACTTTTTCTTCTCGCGATGAGGCTGCTAACCACGCGAAGCGTCTCCAAAAGGAGGATTCTACCTTTGACATCTACGTTGTTGATATGTACAAGTGGCTCCTCATTCCACCTGATCCCACAAAGATTGAAGATGTTCACTACACAAATGAGAAGCTTGAAGAGATTATGGTTGGCTACAGGGATAACCAATCTGAAGCTACTCGTATGTTCAACGATCGCAAGAGGGATATGATGGATTCTAAGAGTTTCCTCAAACCTGGTGATGAGAACTCTAAGTTTTATACTAAACCAGACGAAGCACCTCTCAGTCATCCAGCTGATATCATTGAGCGTCTCAAGAAGGAGAAGCCTGATGCCCAGATGGATGAACTCGTCAGGGAAGCTGATGAGATTGTTGCTACCGAGGTTGAAGAGCGACGTAAAAAGCGTGAAGCTGAGGAAGCAGCTTCAACCGACGGGACTATCAAGGAGTCTGAAGAGGAGGGTGAACCAGAAGTTTCATCTGCTTAATTAAAAAAATAATATTCATTAATTTTAAAACAAAATGTGGAGATTAGTTATTACTATCATTTTGACAAGTATATTTTTCGTTTTGTTTTTTGAACCGTATATAAAATTCAATATTGATATTAATTCAAAAAACAAGGCGAGTACAGTTAAAGGGTTTATTGAAGATACAAGGGATGCATTCATAATGCCCAGGTATCCCACACAAGTTATGGATCGTGATATAACAGGTGAACTAGAACCTGTATATGGTGATATTGGAACGTTCGCTCCATACTCAAGTATATCAGAGGATCATTGGTTGTATGGATTTCCACATGAGAGTGGTGAAATAGAAATTCCTATTGAAACGAGAGAACAAAAATTACAGAGACGCTCAGGAGAGATTATGAATACCTGAGGATTACTGGTTGCATAGTTTTACCCATAAAGAAGCCTAATAGGAATACAGCGAATGCTATAATCCACGTAGATTTGTCAATGTTAGAAAAAATATCATTTTTTTCAGAATCCTGATATTGTTGAGGGTATGTCATTTCAGAAGGATGAATATAGTACTGTTCGTCGTGAATAGGTGTACTATCTTCATGCTTCTCACTATCTTTATCAAGTGGATCACGGATTGGATCATAATCAATTGGATTTCCTATATCAGTCTCCATTTTATATATATATATTGATTTTTTTAAGCGTGTTCTTCCTCACTTTCCTCATCATCATCATCTATAAAATCTTTTAGACTACCCTCGTCCTCGTCATCTTCACTCTCTTCATCGGAATAATCATCTTCATCCGTGTCAATAGACGAGTCCACATCGGACTCATGTTCTTCAGGTGTGTAATCATCTTCTAGTATAGTCTCTTCTGGCGTGTAAAAATCCGGTTTCTTTACATGTCTGGTAGTACGTCTACGAGTCTGAACCATTATATACATAAAGAAGCTTACCTTTTAAGTATATTTTGTTGTAAATGACCCTAAACTCAATTAGAATGAGAAACGTCTATTTTTCCCCGGGTGGTCTGAGTGCTTGTTTGACACTACCACTGAGTTCATATATTTTAGCGTTACTCTTTTTACAAACTGGACACTTCTGAGTTATCTTTGTTCCTTTGATGACATACGACATTGTACAATCTTCATGGTCACCCCTGATAGTCTCACAATGTGACGATGTCGTCAAAACGGTGAATGTATTTTTCTGTTGAGTGATACTCACAACATGTGTATCTTTAGGACATTTCATACATCTATGCATGAATGACTCTAGGGGTAATTTTATATCAGAGTGTTTAATTCGGGGTTTTTCTTCAAATTTTTTAATTTCTGGACATTTTCTGAGTTCCTCCTTCTTGGGGTATAACTTCTCAACTATTTTGGAGGGAAGTTGATGTTTACGACCATAAAAGTCTTTACAGAAACCATCTCGTCTACCCCGAATGGTTTCACATCTACAGAAGCATTTTTGAGCAATCACAGAACCACTTATATGAAACCAGATATGATTAGAGTTGTGACCCCTTCTCAGATTTTCACAATACTTGGAATTTGTTGAAACGAGGTACGTCTCCTTATGTTTGAATATCTTTGTCACAACTGATGTACTTTGCCCTTCCAGATTCTTCTGGATGAAGTCTTCAACGAAACCCCTGAGTTCATCATTTTGTATTTCATCTTTGGTCTGAGCATCTGTGAAAGTACCCTCCTTGACCACTTTAGACGGAGGTTCCACTGTGATGTGTTGAGGGTCAGTGGTCCGAATGGCAGACATTTTGAGAATTTCAATATTTGGCTGTTGATCAATTTTTAGGAGGGTGCTGAGAGGTCCATGTTTATATACGAACACAGGAAGGTATGCAACTTGAACAATTTTACCGGTGCCATCACACTCTTTACACCCCTTCCCCCCACATTGTTGATGTTTTGCCATTTTGTGGGACCATGGCATACGGAAGCCACTCCCCTTTGACTTCCGCCGGATGTCTCCGTAAACAGACAAGTCTACAATCTCATTCCAATCCATAGCCCCCTTTGCTTTTGAGAGTGCCACGAGGATATGCTCCCTCAACGCTAGAGCCGAAGCCTGATCAACGACATACCCTGGCCAGTTTAAATGTACCCCAGTCTTTATGAGATCACCAGCTTTTTTTGATGGAGAGATAGACACGAGACATTCTTTACCACCATGACGTTTCACTTTGTCGCATATAATCTTACAGATGTCTTTAATCTCCACGAGTGTGAGGGATCTCTCATCTTTATAGTCTATGTCAACGAAAAAGTTATATGTCTCAGTCTTTTGTTCTACGACGAATAATTTTTCACCCTTCTTGACCGCTTCTATATACTTATCATAAAAGTCATTCAATTTATCGAATGGGACTGAAAGGACGCCACCGTCCATAAGTACATGCGATAGATTGGTTGCATTGTTAATTTTGTTGTGGTTACACCACTTCTTAAACATACCTTGTTATTGCTCTTCTTCTCTAAACCATCTCATACAAGATACATCTTGGTACTCCTGAGTTTGAGAAAACTCTTTCTTTAAATTTAAAAGTTCATACACAGTTTTATTTTCGTTATCCTTAATCCACCATTCAATCTCTTTATCACAGAGACCCCTATTCTTCTTGAGGAACTCTCCGATCTGCATTAAGATGTAAGCCTTGGACTTCATTCTACTTAATAGAGAAGGTTTTTCTATTGAGAGAACTTACACATGAATAAAACTCTGGATTCCTCACAACATTATCAATTATGAGATTCCACCGTTTACGTGTGTTAAACTCTTCAAGAGTATCAAAACTCATATAATCGTTTTCATCATATGTTTTCTTTATTGGTAACTTCTGTATCTTCCTTAAATTCATTTTTTGTTTTTCATCATAAAACTTCTTGACGAGGGAGTTTTGTTGAACTTTATTGTAATCCACAAAGAATACAAATACATTATATTCCAAATCCACCATGGGACTCTCTTTGACTGTAAATTTAAACTCTGTATATTCCCCATTTTTTAGTGATATCACACCACGGGTCTCTTCTTCTAGTTCCCTAAGTGCACATCTAATAGGATTAAAGATCTCCCTCCTTCTACACCCACCTGTAACGAAGATCCAATCCTTAAATCTCCTATCTCTCACAGTGAGAAATATAGGCTTTTCGTCAGCAAAGCTAACCGGTATCGCTATAGCTTTATACTTTTTCATTGCGTATTCGCAAGTTATTTTACCCGGATATGTTTATTCCTCTACATTTTCTTCAGTAGTATCTGGTTCCGCAACGGGTTCAACCTGAGGCACGGGGTGGGGTACAGGTGGGGGAGCGCTCAACTTCTGGACGAGCTGGGCCGAGAAATTTTTAAGATTATCAACATCCTGCTTAGTCTTGTTCGTCTCTCGGAAGAGGAATATCACACCTGCGATGGCCACAATAGTAGCCACCATCATGAGAGTTTCACGGTCCATTTGAATCATTATACTATATGTGAGGTTCATCTTTTTAAGTAATTACACCCATATATGTTCTTCCTGGAGTTGGACATTCATAAGGGCTTTGGGCAAATTGGACAGATTGGTAATGCGTATCTTCACACGACTTTTGGATTGGAGCTGTGGGCTGACCAATAAACTTTTCAAGTCTCATGGATTTAGGGTCATACATCAATACAAAAACGATTGCGAGGAGGAAAATTAGTTTCCACATGTGGGTTATTAATTAGTTAGAATATAAAAGGCCGCCCATACCATTCTCAATGCGTAGAACGTTGTAGTTCACCGCGTATATGTCATCATCTGAGTCTTTGGTATCATTGACGACACGAGCCGAATCGAGACGAGAGAAGTTGAGAGAACCAGTGGGTTGGATCTTCGAGGCTTCCAAACAGAATGGGTAAAAGAAGAGCCCCTTTCCGTCAACGGTGAGGGCACTA